CTATAATCTTTCATGCAAGGCTTACACTTTCTCCTTAAACCGTCCGCCGAGAGTTTGGAAACATAAAATTCAGTCAAGGGCTTCATTCCTCTGCATGTCTTACATTCTTTCATTAAACGCTTATTTTGTTGTAAAGCACACGCATCCGAATTGGTGGCACGTTGTATCTACTGGTGGCGGTTCATACTTCGGCACGTAACTAAGTACAATTAGAAATATCGCAATCGCCTCTAGCGTGTTGAATAGGTGGCTCATTTGATTTGTTTTAATGCGTGGTTAATTACAGCTTGTCTTTTACTCGGTTGAGCGTCTACCCATACAAGGTACATAAACAAAGCCGTGATTAGAATAGCCGATATAAGTCGTAAGTGTTTCATATCGCAATATACAAATATTTATCGTATATGGTACTGCCCTCGGTTGGGGTTGTCTAATTGTGTGCTTAAAGCGTATCTCATAGCATCGATACAATGATTGAACGCATCTATAGGCTTATTCATCTTATTGCCTTCACGGTCTTTAATCCAAATGTAATTCCTAAGCTCGTTGATTAGGTTCGTGCTTCGGTTGGTTATGTAAACCTCGTTTTGATTGATTAAGTTTAACCCGTGTACGATTGAATCCTTACCTTTCACGCATGGCAACACTTTATGTCCGTAATGTCCTAGCTCTGCAATACTCTTAGGCTCTGCACTATCAGCGTAGACTATATCTGTAACGTCGTGAGCTTTTAAAAGGTTGGATATGTCCGAGTTTAATAAGCCTTTCTTATAGATTACCTCGTCAAATATGTAGGCGTTGTTCCATTTGTATGCAGCGATTAAAGTAGTAGGGTCGTTTGAATATCCAAAGTCCATCCCGTAGCATAATAACCTAGCATCTTCAGGTAAATCAATCGGTTTCCAATCGGGAATACACACACCCTCAAGGCTTCCTATCTGTCCTAATCCGTACACCTTCCACCAGATAAAATCTGTATCGGGCTGCCCTATGATTTCTTTGTCTACCCAAAACCTAGATACTGGATTGTAGTCTAGCCAAATAGTTCCTGAAGTTCTTATGGCTAATTGATAGTAAGAATCGAATGGCACGTTATTACACTCGTTAACGTATAAATCTGTACGTCTAGCACCTCTTAATCGGTCGGGTTGGTCTGCTGAAAAAAACTCAATATAGCTTCCGTTGGTGAATGTGTATTTTAAGGTGGACTTATTGAACTGAGCAGATAGAAACCTATTAGTATCCATCATAATCTTAAGGAAATCTTTTAAAGCACCCCTTCTTAAGTGTGGTATTGACTCGCTTACTATGCTAATTTCTAAACCTTCTTCACGTTGGCACCTATTAATAAGCACAGGAATGATACCAAATGTTTTACCCGCACTTGTACCGCCCCTTACTACCCTAATTCGTTTCTTTAACTTCCTTAGCTTTCGTATTGCCGTGGTATACTCAAACATCGTCGCCAAATATCGGCAGGTCTTTAGTTACTTTCAGCTCTTTAGTTTCAATAGCTTTACCGTACATATACTCGAAGTACATTTTAACCGCCCAGCTTTTTTCTTCCTTAACCGCTTTAGATAGCACCTTAATTGCTTCCGCTTCATACGGTTTTAGCTTCTCTATTAGATTCTGCTCTTCACTCTTAGGCTTTCTACCTCCGTTAGTCTTATGTCCTCCATTGTTTCTTCTCCCGTCTGCCATATTTAATAAAATTTAATTAATTAATTCCGTAATAGGTAGTAGAATACCCTTAGATGTATCTAGGTCGCCCCCTGCTTTATCTCTTTTAGTTCCTAAGTACTTCCTACACTTTTCCTTTAGTTCGTTCGTTAGAATCAAAATATAGCGATTATCTCTAATCACAAAGCAATAGTAATCTGCTTCACTTGTTGAGATTCCACTCCATTTGCCTCTTGATTTATATTCAACGTAGACGTTCCCTGTTTGGTGTGCTTGTAAATCTCTTTTAACCTCAATCTTCTTTCCTAGTAGCTCACCTAAATCCTTTTCAGCTACCTGCCCTACCTTTAAGTCGTATTTGAAATCGTTGTTATAATTCATTTCTTATTCTTATAATACTCTACCGCTATCTTACAAGCCTTAGACAACATATCTAACTGCCTTTGGTCTGCCATTATCTTTGGTGTTATTAAAACGCTCTTACCCGTCTTGTCGTATATGTACTTCTTTAGTAAGTATATCCCCTCGTTAACGTCCAAAGTGTTGGATATATAAATGTGCATAATAGTTCAGTATGAGTAACCCGCCCCAGTGCCATGCACTTTCGGAGTGAGCTACCATACTTAAACCAGTTAACACCGCAAATGTTACTAAGGTTACACTACTTACCTCTTCAAGCTTCCGCATAGTTGTTATATATTTCTTCCATGTCTCTAATTATTCTCTGAGCATCTCCGCAGTTACCACAAATCGGCCCTGAGTATCTTTTACTGAATAGTCTACATTCAATATCCACCAATCTTTCAAGGTCGGGTCTGCTTACTGCTCTCTTAGATTCAAATAACCCCTTAAGGAATAAGTACTCACCTTCGTTTAATGGTAGCGGCTTTCTTCTAAATCTTAATGCGTTTAGCTTTCTCTTACGTTCCTCACAAGCTCCGCAGTCCTCACCACCGTTTAGCCATTTAACAGCTTTCTTTATTCCTGTGGCTTCTGTAATCTTTTCTACCACGTCACCTAATCCCATAGGCTCGTCTTCAATTAAGTTAGCCTCCTGTTCGGCTTTCCATTCTTTGTACTCGTTAGTTCTTTTGTCTAAACCTTCGTAGTATTTTCTATCCTTTTCCATATTTCTCTAATTGTTGTAATTCCTCACTTAATATTACTAATCTATCTAACCATATTTTAGCTTGTGCTAAGTTTATTTCATCTGACTTTAATTCCTCAGTAAACATCATTGTGTAGACGTCCCTTTGGTTTATTAGGTATTGCTTAATTTCTTTCATAGTAATTCGTAATCCTCGTTAATAAAATCCGTGTAATCCTCCCCTACGCTATCCCTTAATTTGTCTTTGCAGTTCTTTATGGTTGTAAAGATACTGGTTAAACTTATATTTGTTTCCTCTGCGATTGCTCTCATTGTCAAGTCTTGGTCTTTATATAACTTGAATAGCATTTTATCATACCAATGCCAACTATTAATCTCGTTATCTATCTTACACAATAACACCCCGTAGTTCTCATCCACTTCGTTTACCCTATCCTCAATCAAGAACCCCTCGCCTATTGAGACCCTTTCAAGTCGTTTCTTGTCCTTTAGGTATTGGAAGTACATTGACCTTAACACGCACCACACATAACCCTTATTTACTTTGCCGTCAGTTACGCATTTATCAAAGGCTGAATACTTATCTATTCTAAGGTACATACTCTGAACAAAATCCTCAGCGTAATTAAACTCTCCGAACTTGTTTACCATTGTAATCCATTCCTTATGATGCTTAGATAATTCCTCTAACATACCTATATAACTATTATTTACCTATTTAGTTTTCTCGTTGTATATTTCACAAGCCTTCTCTATTGCTTTGGTTCTTGCTTCATTCCTTGTCCTTCCCTCAAATTGGTTTATATAGTTAGGGTAAATTATTTGACTTATAAATTTGGCAGCTCTATCCTCTAATTCTCCCCAAAATGATTTATAAACTATTTGTATCTCTATATCTGTTGTATCAAAGAATCCAATATAAAACGAATCTTTTATTGTGCTTGGCATTTTATAAAAGAACTCTAAATATGTCCCATTTATAAGCAACCCTCTATTCAGGTGCCTTTTTATTTGGGTAACATACCACTTCTCAAAATCTTCTTTTGCTTTTCCTGTTAACATATCCCTTTTAGTTTTATGATTTCCTCCATAAGCATATCCTGTTGGGTGTTGTCTTGCTCCATCCAGTAAATCTGAAGCTCTTTAGGTACGTCTAATGTCGTCAGATAGCCTTTATCGTGCGCCAGAACCATTATCTTTTTATTTTGGTATGTAGCCTCCAAACTGAAAACTAAGTCTGCCATACGCAAAAACTTAGATTTATATATTTCTGACGGTTTGAAGTATTCTGTTGAGAATCCAGCGCAACCGCTACCCGCAACGTCTATTTCTGTATCTCTAGGATTAAAAGCTAAACAAGAATAACCGTAAGGCTGTCTATAATATCTATGACCTTGCTTTAGTCTTCTACCGTGGTGTGTAACTATACACTCATGCTCCTCAATCTTAGCTATCATATCCGCTATGTAAGTAGGCGGGTATATAATATCGTCATCACAAGAGAAGTAATATACAGGTTCATCGTGCCACCCTACCATTAAGAACTTAGCGTTATCGGTGTAGTCCTTTCCTGTGTCGTTATTGTAAACATTTAACTCGTCTACCTGATTTACTAAAGATTCACAAGCAAGCTGAGCGAACTCTAGTCTTGCATTGGTTGTAGCCATTCCTGCGATTACTTTCATACTGGCTTAATAGTTTTTAGATACTCTCGTGCCTTAGTTTTATTCTCACGGCCTAATCTGTTCAAAGTTGTGTTAGGGTGATTATGGCGATAAATATAAACAAACTTTTTTACAACTGCAACCTCTGATTTTTTACATTGTTCCAAGCAAGGAAACGAGTAAGCTAAATCTGTGCAATTCTTAAAGAACTCACCACTTTCATCTAGCAGCTTTTCTTTCGGTACGCTTAAAAGTAATTCCCTTCTAAATGAGTTTGGGGCTGTTGCCAACCATTCGTGAGTACGGAACGATTTATTATCGAATACCTCTTGCGGGTACTCTCTAGCTAAGTAGCCTTGTCGTTGTGGTGTCATCCATGAACCGTAAGCCATCTTAGTGTCTTTAGTATAGTATATATTTAAAACTTCTAAACAATCGGGTGTTAACATATCATCCATACCTAAGAACAAAATTATCTCACCTACTGCGATACTCACACTATAAACCCTCCTAGCTAATGCGCCTTTGTTTTCTTCGTGTGTGAAAAATGTAGCGTTCTCCCTGCCTATATCGAATAACTCACACGTTCTATCCGTGCTTCCATCGTCTACTGCTATTACCTCGAAATCTTTAAACGTCTGAGCGTAGACAGAATCTAAGCAGTCCTTAACATATTCCTCTGCATTGTAGCCAGTTATTATGATACTAAATCTCATAGGCTTTTAAGTGGGTTTTTCAGTCTTTCTATTGGGTGCATTTTGCTTTCGTGTGTTCCATGTGTTGCGAGTGATTTAATAGGCTTGTACATTAGCACCTTAGCCCTTAGAAATCTCATTGATAAATTCCTACCTACTCCGCTTGAATCTTCCTTAACATCTGTGCGTTCCATACCGAAACCTATTTTAGCTAACGCCTCGTAGTTACAGAAGAAACCGCAATCCACGAACCCGCACATAATATCTCCGTTCACTTCGCAGGGTACGACCCCTGTAAATAAGCCTTCCCTACCATCGTTAAGAATGTTATAAGCGTACGGCCTGTCTTTGTATTTCTCATGTAATTCTAATATTTTTTTAACGTCTAAATTTTGAAAATCATCTACCGTAAAAATAAACAACTCCCCTGCCATATAACAATCTTTTAGCATTTCATCCCATGTCATCCAAAAGCCTTCTTTACCTCGGTGTTCGTGTCTGAAGTATTGAGGTAGATTATGCTCGTAAGTCGAGCCGTCATCTTTGATAGTAGGTATAATACCAAACCGCCCAAGATTACCTACTGCCTTTGTCAGCATCTCGGGACGGTCATAGGTAGTTATAAAACATCTAACTTTCATTAGAACGGCAGGTCTTCTTTTTCTTCCGTTACTTGTGCTGTTGTCGCACCTTCTAGTTTATCACATCTCCAATGGTTCAAAGAATTATAAACCCTTCCTTGATACTCTCGACCCCTTACGGTAAATTCAACCTCTACCATATCGCCCACGGTGTTGAATTTGATGAAGTTCTCAATGTGTTCTTTATACTCGGGCTTCTTATACATATTGAAGCTGTACAGCGTTTCATATCCATTGTCTTCTGTTGCCTTTACGGTGTAATCTAATACCGTTGCGCCATTGTCTAGCGTCTTCACATCTGTTATCTCTGTGATAACTCCTTTTACTTTATACATCTGCTTTTGTTTGTCCTAGATACAACCCGTTTGTTTCTATGCTGTTCTCTAGTTTGGTTAATAATACTCTTTGTAATTGCTCTCTTAATTGATTTACCCTCGTTTCGTTACCTTTAGCCTCGTGGTAATCTATGCACGTTAACAGGGTGTTATGTAGGTTAGTTAGTTTCATTTTATTTCTTTATACGCCTTATTATAGTAGTGACACCCTCTCTTAACTCCATTTATTTTGAGCCATCCGTTAGCTGTGGGGTTAGCGCCAAGTTTTTTGCCTGAATCAAAAGCCCATTTTATAGCTTGTTCTTCTTCTTTTTTACCCTCACTCCTTAGCCGCGACATTATACCCCTAGCAACTTTTCTCTCCTCTGTTGTTTCAAGGTTCTTAATAATAAACTCTTCATAGAACCCAATAACATTATCCATAGGTGTATTACCTCTCTGTCTCCATTTCCGCTTCATATCTCGTTTATTATTTGGTTATAGTAATCCGTAGCTAAACCTACCTTTTCTTTAATTTTAGCGTCCCCCTCGTATTCTACCTTGAAAGATTTAACCCGCTTTGAATCGTCTATGAAATCAAAGTGGTGCTTATTGAATAGCTCTTCGTAAATAGCGTCTTCAGTTTCAGAATCTAAGTCTATCTTATCCGTGTTATCTCGCACTCTCCATTTAACATTCTCTAATTCCTTTTCGAATAAATGCTGTGGGGTGTTGATTAAACAATAAACTAGATAAGCAACCTTGCGCCCAGTCAAAAACATATACGCTTGAAGCTGATGATAATATAAAGAATTAACTATGTGCGTTTCAAATTGGTGTTTAAAGAATGTCTTTATATCCCAAGCGCATTTTATATCCGCTAACCAATCCGAGCCTAAAACGTCAGGCGTTCCACAAATGAAATCGTTTTCTACATAATCACAATCTACCTCGAAGTCTTCCCATCCTAAAACCGTTCCCGCAAGTTGGATGGCTTCGTCTTCACATAGAATCCCTTTATCTAGGTACTTGTTTTCAATGTTGTTTACTATTCCATATTTGTCTTCGAAGGCTTTTTCTCTAATGTACGTCTTCGCTCCAACACTTAATGCTGGAGGCGCGTCACGTTTAGCCACTAATTCATCCCGCTTCTTTGCTTGCGCTTCTGTTAGCTTTACTTTCTCTAACAACCCGTT